CCGTTGGTGAGGTTTCGAAGGGGCTGAAGTCGCTGGCCAAGACGAACCGCCGCCCTGTAGTTGCGCTCAGCCAGTTGTCACGCAGTGTTGAGAGTCGCATCAACAAACGCCCGGTAAACGCCGATCTGAAGGATTCAGGCGAGATCGAGGCTGATGCGGACATCATCATGATGCTCTACAGGGATGAGGTTTATAACCCGGAGTCGCCAGCGGTGGGCATTGCAGAAATCAACATCACCAAAAACCGCAATGGGCCGCTGGGCACCGTTTATCGCCGGTTCTGGAATGGCCACTTCCATTACATCGACCAGGTGGAAGCGAGAAACCGGAGTATTGAACTACCAGAGACAAAAACCAGCCACAAACGTTATTCAAAGGGGAGAGCGGCATAATGCGTGATATCCAATTAGTTTTAGAGCGCTGGGGATCATGGGCGGCCAATGAAGGTAGCCAGGTTGGATGGACGCCTACCAGCCCAATGTTCAGAAGCTTGCTTCCACAGGAGGGTAAATCCTCAAGGGCGTCATGTTCTGATAATGACGGAATTATCATTGACACAGCGGTAGGTATGCTGAAAAAAACAGCCCGGGATGAAGAGCTTGAGCTGGTAATGCTGCATTACATGTTTGATGTTTCGAAGTCCAAAATTGCACGCTGGAGAAGATGCTCAGAAGGGAAGGTAAGGCAGCAGTTGATGATAGCCGAAACATTTATTGACGCCTGCATCATCATGACTGGAGCGAGACTGGAAATGGATGACTGGACACGCAAAAATAATTTCAAGAAATCTGCATAATCTGCTTTTCGTTACGAATTTTAGGCGCTATTGTGCTAAGAGTCGTAACAACGCAACGCCGCTTATCTTCTTCCGAAACCTCGCCAAATGGCGGGGTTTTTTGTATGCTCCTCTCCACGACCAGCCGATTGATCTGTTTTAATCAAGGAGAGTTTGCGATGAGCGATGAAAGTTTCGATCTTACAAAAATTCAGGAAATTCGCACCACTGACGACTTAGGGCAGGCCAACCAAGGCTTAGCAAGAGGCTGGGTACTGCTTAAAATTTCTGAAGACATAACCGGTTGGGAAGATGGAAGTAAAACCAGCAGGTTGACTTACCATTTGGGGAAACCCAAGACCTTGCCAATTTAATTAAGCAACCTGAAATCTATAATGCGAACCTCGCTATCGGCGGGGTTTTTTCGTTTTTGCATCCTTCGTACAGCGGCCAAGTATCTCTGGCTTCCAACCAGATGACGCCGGTTCAAATCCGGCAGGATGCTCCAAATATGGGTAGGTCGTATAAAGGTCCTTACGGTTGGCTGTTAACCAACTTATCGTGGTTCGATTCCACGCCTTCCCGCCAAGTTAGCCCTGGACAGACGTGTCATGTTTTAACCGCTATTGCGTCAGGGCAGAACAACTTTACCCCTTCAAGAGCTAAGCCATTGCGAGTGCCGGAGATAAGCGCCGGGTGGGGTGAATTACAAAACGCCAATACAGCGGGGTGGCGCCCGCAACTAATTAAAGGCCAGCCTTAGAGCTGGCTTTTCTGTTTTCGTCCCTGCCAATCAACTAACTCTCAACCGTGATCCTGTGTGGCAGCGGGCGTCTTTAATGCATAAAAATCCGCACTCAGGCGGATTCTTTCTCATTGGCTACCCAACGGCAACCGGGCTTTTAGGTCTCGACAACTCAAAAGCTAACCGGATTTGTCCAGTTCAGAAAGTAGACAATTCCTAATTGGACAAGTCCCCGCTCAAGGGGTGGATATGAAAACTATGCCGGACAAAATTGCTTCGGCTGCCTCGTACTGCACGTCAGGTGGCCTAATCTGCGGAGGTGCTGGAGGAATGTTTCAATGGCTCCATGGCCTCGACTGGAATTTTATAGCGCTGATATGCGGTATCTGTATTGGTATCGCCACTTACATCACAAACCTGTATTTCAAGCGCCGCCAGACAAAAGCGTATGAGTCCGCACTGAATCGCGGATATATCACAGCTCCACCACAGGATGACTGACTATGGCAATCACACCTGTATTACGTCAGCGCCTGGTTGTCGCCGCGAGTGGTGGTGCTATCGCTATCGCTGCCGTGCTGATCCCCAATCTTGAGGGTAACTCTTACACGCCATACCGCGATGTAGGCGGGGTGCTTACCGTGTGTAACGGCATTACCGGGCCGGATGTTGTGCAGGGGAAAACCTACACGCAGAAGGAATGCGATGCGCTGCTGCAAAAGCACCTTCAGCCTTACTCCCGCTCAGTCGAACGTTCGGTAAAGGTCCCATCGAATGCATACCAGAAAGCCGCGCTTATCTCTTTTAGCTACAACGTTGGCGTTAATGCATTCGAGCACTCATCTGTGCTTCGCAACCTGAATGCAGGTCGCTATCAACAGGCGTGTGATGGACTGCGCAGCTGGGTATATGTTGACCGGGTGAGAGTTCAGGGGCTGGCCAACCGCCGCGAGGTTGAGCGCGAAATTTGTAACTGGGGTGATCGCGACTCATCAGGTTCAGGAATCGTGCCTGGTGTATCAGACATTGTGCCCGGAGGTCAGTAATGGCGCTCAGCAGAATCAAGTGGGACGCTGTAGCCATAGCGGTGCTGATTCTGCTGGTCATCGCCCTCTGCGTCACCGTAAAGCTTCAGTCATCCTCAAAGGTATTGCTCACTCAGCAGAATGAACAACTGAAGCAGGAAAAGACATCAGCCGAGGCCATCACAACCAACGTTCTGAGAGCCACAGCACTCTTCAACGACATCGCTCAGGCAACCCATGATGATAATCAGGCCAGTAACTCAGAAAGCGAGGGAAGGGTGGTTATCATCCGTCAGGCGATTAAAGGCGATGTATGTGCTGCTCAGCCTGTTCCTGCTGCCGCTGTTGACCAGTTGCGTACGAACCGAAACAAAGTACGTTCAGGTGCCACCGGTTCAGATACCAGTAAGCCTGCTGGCTGACTGCGAAGTGCCACTCATCCCTGACCCGTTCACATGGGGAGACAGTCTGGAGCTGAACGAGCGCCTGCTCAACTCACTTGCCAACTGCAACCGTGATAAGGCCGCCATCCGTAAAATCGAACTGGAACGGCAAAAATGACCAAATTCCTGACATGGCTGAAAGGCCTGTTTATCCACCCCAAAGAAGAGAGCAACCAAATGTCTGAGCCATTGACCTCCGCCAGCACCGGCACTGGAACCGCAGTACAGCAGACCGAAACTGCATTGCCTGTCACCACTCAGCAAGTGGTACTAGCGGTTGCGGCCGAATCAGCCACCCCGGCGGCAGAAGTGAAAGCAGGTGTGCAGGACTTCGAAGCAGCACTAGCGTTTGTAGAGAGCGGTGTAGCCCAGCTGGGTGCAGCGGCGAAAGATGAGCTGAAGGCTCTGGCAAAAAAATATCTGTAAGCAATACAGGGTGCGTTTCCGAGCGCACCCGATATTGCTGACACAATCTGACCGGAGTTTCACATGTCTCGTCTCAAAGTTGATATTTTGCCGCCGGCTAATGCAGACGTTAACGCCGTGCTGGGCGAAATTGAACGTAAATATGCACGCATGCCTGCTACGCCAGAAACCATTGCCGACATGGAGCGTGAGGCCGCGAGGCTTATTCGCCGCCTTATCACCACTAAAGTGACTTTCGTCAGGAACTGATATGAGTGAACGACCAATGCCGCCTAAGGACTTGATAGAGGAATTTAAGCCATATATTTCTCTAATTCCTGCTAATGAGGTTTGGTATTGGGTGCAGGAACAAATTCTCAGCAGTGATGGATATTTGCATAATCCCGATCACTCACATCTTGCTGAGGCTGACATAGCGTTTCTATGGGCCTCTACAGCCTTTACCAAAAAAGGGCGTACCGTTCTGGGGCAGGCTGAGGAAGTGATGATGCGTGCTGGTGGCTGGCAAAAAGCACGCATGGAACAGCAGATGCATGAGTGGTTCGGCAGAAAGCCGGACTTCATCATCACGCTGGCCGCCGATTTCTGCATGCAGTGCAGCGATCTGGAATTCTGCGCGCTGGTGGAGCATGAGCTTTATCATATTGCGCAGAAAACAGACGAATTTGGCGCGCCGGAGTTCACGCGCGAGGGTCAGCCCAAGCTTTGCATGCGTGGGCACGACGTTGAAGAGTTCACTGGTGTGGTGCGCCGCTACGGCGCCAGCGTTGAAGTGCAGGAGATGATCGACGCCGCCAGCCAACCGGCTGAGGTAGCAAAACTGAATATAGCCAGAGCGTGCGGTACGTGCATGCTCAGGCTGGTTAATTAGTGACTGATTATGACGGGCAGGTAAACAATGGCGACTCTCAAAGGTGAGGTCAAAGCCTTCATCGTCCAGTCGCTCGCCTGCTTTGATACGCCATCGGTTGTGGCGGAGTCCGTCAAGAAAGAATTCGGGATCACCATCAGCCGCCAGCAAGTTGAGTCGCATGACCCGACTAAAGCAAATGGGCGAGGGCTGGCACAAAAATGGGTGGACATGTTCAACAGCACCCGCGTTCGCTTCCAGAATGAAATAGCTGACATCCCGATTGCCAATAAGGCGTATCGTCTGCGCGCGCTTGACCGAATGGCAACCCGCACCGAGGGCATGAAGAACTTCGCGCTGACCGCTCAGCTGATAGAGCAGGCAGCAAAAGAAGTCGGGGATGCTTACACCAATAAGCTAAAGGTCGAAAGCACGGGGGCTAATGGCGGTCCGATTAAAACGGAGAACGTTGCGCTGACCTCTGACGAGGCAGCCGAGCTTTATCGCAAGATGATGGGATAACTGTCTGAAACAGCGGTTTCAATGCTTTTCAAGCCTATGCATTTTAAAGGCGATTTTATGCAACGTTTATGCAGTCCGATTTCAGCTATTCCGCTATGAAATCATTAGAAAATAAGCCTTTCGTGATGACATTCAAGCGAGTGTCATCGGCGCGCGGCGGGTAATGTCTCTTATGTTAAATAGCGTTAATTTCGAGAAAATTTCATGCCTATTCCTTTCCCCTTCGATTTCCGCAAGCCGGACTATACGCAGGTGTTCGAATGGCGCATGGAGCGGCTGCAGCGTATCCGTCAAAACCCCGGCATGGTGCCAGCGCTAAAAGCGTTTTATCGCGATAATCCGGCGCAGTTCATCATCGATTGGGGTATGACGGTGGACCCGCGCAATGTTGAGCGCGGTCTGCCGGCTCGCATCCCGTTTCTTCTTTTCCCGAAACAGGAGGAGTGGATTCAGTGGTTCGTTGAGCACTGGCGCACCTCAAAGCCGGGTATCACCGAGAAAACGCGTGATATGGGTATGTCGTGGCTGACGGTCGGCATGGCGGCATCGCTGTGCCTGTTCAATCGCGGCATCATCGCCGGGTTCGGCTCGCGCAAAGAGGAATACGTCGACAAGATAGGCTCGCCTAAATCATTGTTCGACAAAGCGCGAAACTTTATTGGTCTGCTGCCAGCGGAGTTTCGCGGCGGCTGGAACCCAAAAGCGCATGCACCTCACATGCGTATTCTCTTCCCGGATACCGAGTCAGCCATTACTGGCGAGGCCGGTGACGGCATCGGGCGTGGTGACCGTACATCATTCTATATTGTCGATGAGTCCGCATTCCTCGAGCGCCCTTATCTGGTGGACGCCTCGCTGTCAGCAACTACCAACTGCCGCCAGGACATTTCAACGCCAAACGGTATGGCGAACTCGTTCGCTGAGCGACGGCACAGCGGCAAAGTGGACGTGTTCACGTTTCACTGGCGGGATGATCCGCGTAAGGATGATGACTGGTACAAAAAACAGTGTGAAGAACTCGATGCGGTCACGGTGGCGCAGGAAATCGACATCAACTACAGCGCATCTGTTGAGGGCGTGCTGATCCCGTCAGCCTGGGTGCAGGCGGCGGTTGATGCTCACGTTAAGCTGGGTATTAAGCCCACCGGGCAACGCATGGGTGCACTGGATGTGGCGGACGAAGGCAAAGATACCAACGCCTTTACCTCACGCCATGGCTTTCTGCTGGAAGATATTGAGGAATGGTCAGGCAAAGGCGATGACATCTTCGGGACCGTGCAGCGCGCGTTTTCAATCTGTGACGCCAGCAATCTCGAAACCTACCGTTATGACTCCGATGGTCTGGGGGCCGGTGCCCGTGGCGATGCCCGCGTTATCAACGAGCAGCGCAAAGAGCGCCGTCAGCGCCAGATTACCGCGACGCCATATCGTGGCAGCGGGTCACCATCAAATCCTGATGATGAAGCGGTGCCGGGCGAACACGGCCAGCAGGGGCGACTGAACAAAGATTTCTTCGCCAACGCAAAAGCGCAGGGCTGGTGGCGTTTGCGCACGTTGTTCCGCAATACCTACCGTGCGGTTGAAGAAAAGATGCCTTTCAACCCTGATGAAATCATTTCGATCTCTGGCGCCATGGCGCTGAAAAACAAACTTATCGTTGAGCTGTCGCAGCCCACCTATTCGGTGAATGGCGTTGGCAAAATCGTCGTGGATAAAAAGCCGGACGGCACAAAGTCGCCGAACCTGGCTGATTCCGTGATGATTGCCTACGCGCCGATGGAATTCACCTCAATGGATATCTGGGATTTACTGGCAAGGGGTAAAAATGGCTCGTAGAAAACGCCCGCGCCAGCAGAGTGCGGCGCCGGTCAAGACGTTCGACGGCTATGACAACTTTGTCTCACGCCTCGGGCTACAGACCGGCAACCTCAGTGGTCACGGCACCTATATGCCGAATTTCACATCGCGCAACCGCGTGCTGCTGGAATTTGCTTACCGCTCATCGTGGATTGTCGGCGCTGCCGTTGACACTATCGCAGACGATATGACGCGCAAGGGTGTCACCATTACGTCGCAAATGGACCACAAAACCAAGTCCCGCCTGATGGGGCGCTGGGAAGAACTGGCGCTGTGGGAAGCCATGAGCGATATGACCAAATGGTCACGTCTGTATGGCGGCGCGGTGGGCGTGTTCCTGATCTACGGTCAGGACATGGCCTCTCCGCTGCGAATGGAAACCATCGGACGCGATCAGTTTAAGGGAATGCTGGTGCTGGACCGGTGGATGCTGAACCAGACCATTAGCGACATCATCACGCAACCCGGCCCGGACATGGGCAAACCGAAATATTATGAGGTGGTGGCCGCGCAGAACGGCATCCCCGCCTGGAAGATTCACCACACCCGCCTGATCCGCATGGACGGCGTGGGCCTTCCTTACCAGCAGGCCTACACCGAAAACGGCTGGGGTATGTCCGTGGTTGAGCGCCTGTATGATCGCATCATGGCGTTCGACAGCGCATCGACCGGCGCGGCGCAGCTGGTTAACAAAGCTCACCTTCGCACCTACAGCATCGAAAAACTTCGTGAAATTCTCGGTTTCGGTGATGAGCGTGAAGCCGCACTGATGAAGCACATCGAGATGATCCGCGCGTTCCAGTCCATCGAAGGCATGACGCTGATGGACAAAAACGATGATTTCCAGACGCACAGTTATGCGTTCGCGGGTCTGTCGGACATCCTTTCACAGTTCGGTGAGCAGATTTCCGGTGCGACCGGCATTCCGCTTATCCGCATGCTGGGGCAGTCACCAGCAGGGTTTAATACCGGTGAGTCTGACCTCGCGAATTATTACGACAATGTGGGCTCATTGCAGGAGCGTCGCGCCCGCCGCCCATGTCGCAGGCTGTTTGAAATTCTGCACCGCTCGGAATTCGGCACACCGCTGCCGGATGGCTTCGATTTTGAGTTTAACCCGCTGTGGCAGATGTCAGACGTTGACCGGTCCACGGTCGCGAAGAACACGGTCGAAACGCTAAATGCCGCCATTGATAGCGGATTGATGCCGCTTCATGTTGGCATGGCGGAGCTGCGTGAATCGTCCCGCGTCACCGGCATCGGCTCTAACATCACCGATGAGGATATCGAAAATGCCAAAGGGGCAGAGCCGCCAGCCTTCAGCGAAGAAGATGATAACCACCCGCCGGATCCCGAAGCAGGTGCAAATCAGCTATACAACGCAGCTACGCAAGATAGCGCGGGCGGTGGGCGACATCGTAAATGGCCGCTACGATGGTTCAAACGATAGCGTCACCGACATTATGGCTTCGCTCGATCGCTACAGCGAAATCATAGACGGGTGGGCAAATCAGGTAGCAACTGGATTTGCCGCATCTGTCGCCCGGCACAGCGAGCGCGAGTGGCGACAGAACAGCGAGCAGATAGGCGCTGAGCTGAGAAACGTAATCAGCAATACGCCAACCGGTCAGGTGATGCGCAGCATAGTCGCTGAGCAGGTGAAGTACATCAAATCACTTCCGCTTGAGGCCGCTGAGCGGATCTACGATATTCAGAACCGCGCCATAGAGGCTGTGTCCGCTGGTGGTCGTGCTGATGCGTTTGCAAAAGAAATAGCAGCATCAGGCGATGTTGCCGCCTCGCGAGCCCGGCTGATTGCCCGCACTGAGGTGGGCCGGGCCGTTACCGCGCTGACGCAGGCGCGCTCAACTGCCAGCGGTTCGCTGGGTTATATCTGGCGCACCGCCCACGATGGTGACGTCCGCCATTCGCATTCTGAGATGGAGGGTAAGTTCGTTTACTGGAGTGACCCGCCTACGCTGGATGGAATGACCGGGCATGCGGGGGCATTGCCCAACTGTCGGTGCTGGTGTGAGGTGGTTTTCCCTGATGCTGAATTAATAGCCGCACCCAACCCAAGGCGTTAAGGTAAAAATTGCAAAACAGGCCTTACAGTGCAGGAATGCGGTGAAGTGTAATAGCTGCCGAATGTTGCAATAATGTTATCGTCTGAATTTGCTTTAATTACGTCAGAAAACTGGTGGTTTTGAGGCTCTCACCCGCGTTTTAAAGCGAGTGCTCTCATCGCGGGGCGGGTAAGAATCATTATGTTAAATACCCCGGATTTCTGAACAATTATCTACATATAGAAGGTCGCCTGAGATCGGCCTTTTTTTGTGCCTGAATTTCGCAGGTGAATGATGAAATATCTGTTTAACACCCGTCTCGGGCCGAATCGCTACATGCTGGCTGACGGCTCGATGCTGTGCAAGGACGTACCGATCGCTCGCCTGGGTGAACAGGCATATCGCGCTGAAGACCTGCCCGAAATTACGCCAGACGCTGACGGTGAAATCATCGTCACGCGCACTGCCGAAGAAGTGTTCTCCCCTGAATCCATGGCCTCGTTTGAGGGAATGACCGTTGTCATTCTCCACCCGGAGGACGCGCAGGGCGACATCCTGTTTGTGGATCCAAAAAACTGGCGCCAGCTGACCATCGGGCACGCAACTAATGTGCGCCGGGGTCAGGGCGAGCAGGCTGACCTGCTGATTGCAGACCTCATCATCAAAGATGAAACCGGCATTCAGGCAATCAACGATGGCCTTCGTCAGGTTTCCTGCGGCTACAACGCGGAGTACGACGAAACCAGCCCCGGACGTGCACTCCAGTATCAAATCCGGGGTAATCACATCGCGCTTGTTCCGAATGGGCGGGCCGGTATTCGCTGTTCAATTGGAGATGGAATAAGCATGGCTAGTAAAGCGAAACAGTGGTTGAGCAACCTGCGCAAGGCTGTGAAAACCAAAGATTCAGCAGCCGCTGAAGAATTACTCAATAACGCGCCTTCAAACATGGTCGGCGACGATGATGACGATGGCGTAACCACCGTCGTGGTGAAAGTAGAAGGGCCGGATGCCGTTGTCCCGCCTGGCACTCCATCTAACCCAACCGGTGACGAAAACGGTGATACAGACGCCCGTCTGTCTGCACTGGAAGCCGCCGTTAAAGCTATCGCGGACAAACTCACGCCGCCAACGGGTGACGCCGGGGACGACGACGACAAAAAAGAAGAGAGCAAAATGACCGGTGATGCCGGCTATCAGCAGGAGGTGCTTTCCCGCGCCGAACTGATCCTGCCGGGCTTCTCCCTGCCGGAAGGCTCAAAAATGGGCACGCTGAAGCGCGAAGTCCTTGGCGCTGCCTTCCGCACCGCTGATGGTCGCAAGCTCATTGAACCGCTGTCAGGCAAAAATGCCGAGTTCAGCAAGATGAACATGGCGACCGTTGACAGCATCTTCAACGGCGCATCCGAGCTGGCAAAAAGCCGCAATAACAGCGGCCTGAGCCTGGCAGCATTCAGCGCAAACGCACAGTCATCTGATGTTGCCGCGCTGAATGAGAAAAACAAAGATTTCTGGGCTAAGAAGGGGGCCAAATAATGACCGGTCAGTCAATTTATCTAACTCAGCCGTTCAGCTATGCCGGCGCGCTGACGCGTCCAAACCACTCCACGGTTGAGCCGGTTGTGATGGACGCTTCCAATCCGTTTAGCGCCGATGGCCTGCCCGGTAAAAAGGTCAACGGTAAGTTCGTGCCGCTGGTGGCAGGTGACACCACGGCTGTGCTGTACGGCATCCGCGTTCGTTCGTACCCGTTCACGTCAGATAAGGATCTGGCACGTCAGCTGACCAACCCGGCTAACTACACCGGTGACGCGCTGGTGCGTGGCTATATCGGCGTCAAAGTGAATGCCGGTACGGTCGCCGATAACGGTCCGGTTTACATCCGTGTTGGGGGCGGCACGACTGCACAGCCAGTCGGTGGCTTTGAAGCCGAGGTTGACGCAACGACCGCGGCAAACACCGTGCTGGTGGAGAACGCGCACTTCATCGGTACCACTGACGCCAACGGCATCGCCGAGCTGGCATTCAATATTTAAGGAAAGCACTGAATATGATCACCTATGACCGACAGACCATCGATAATTCCGGTGCGTTCCTGATTGGGCAGCTGGAGCGCTTCGATCCGGTTCTCAACATGCCGCTGCTGGCATACACCTGGAGTCGTGACGTTGACCTGCGTGAAGACGTATCCATCGCAGACGAAATGTCCAGCTTCTCCAACAGCAGCTTTGCGGCGCCAAGTTCAGTGGGCACCGATGGCGAATCGTGGATCAGCAACAGCACCAACGTGATTGCGGGTGTGGATCTGGATATCACGAAAACCACGCTGCCGCTGACCCCGTGGTCACGCCAGCTGTCTTGGACCGTGTTTGAGCTGGCGTCTGCGTTGCAGATGGGCCGCCCAATCGACTCCCAGAAGCTGGAAGCGATGAACCAGACCTATCAGCTCAACGTCGACCGTCAGGTTTACGTGGGCAGCACCATTCTGGGTGTGAAAGGGCTGTTCAACCAGGCTGGTGTCAAAGTCATCAACGCTGCGAAAGCCTGGGCCAACAGCACACCGATGGAAATTGTTAAATCCATCAATGATGGCCTTACCACCGCGTGGAAACAGACCGGCCGTGCCGTTGTGCCTGATTCGCTTCGCCTGCCGCCGGATCAGTACGCGCTGCTGTCTACCATCATCGTTTCCGATGCCGGTAACCGCTCGCTGCTGGACTACCTGACCGAGAATACCATCGCGTACAAGCAGAACGGCAAGCCGCTGGACATTCAGCCGGTTAAGTGGCTGGAAGCAGGTGCGATGCAAAGCGTTAACCGCATGGTGTTCTACACCAAAGATCGCAAATACGTGCAGTTCCCGCTGGTGCCGCTGCAGCGCACTCCGATGGAATATCGCGACCTTCGCCAGCTGGTGACCTACTACAGCAAGGTGGGCGCTGTCGAACTGCGTTACAGCGACACCATGCTGTACGTTGACGGTATCTGATGCCCGGCCCCGCAAGGGGCCTTTTTTCGGGAAAAAACATGAAACGAATTCGCGTACACACCCCTTTTACGTTTAATGACGCCGATCATAACAAGACCGATTTTGCGGTCGGCGTGCACAACGTAAAAAACGAGATTGCAGATCACTGGTTCACGCAGCGTTATGCCGAAGTCCTGGATAAAAGTGACACATCCGGTGACAGCACCAGCCAGGCACAGATTGACGCGCTGAATGCACAAATTACCGAACTGACCACGCAGAACGCTGAGCTGACCACGAAAAACGGCGAGCTGACGGAGCAGGTCACCGCAGCGGCTGAAGGTCTGACCGAGCGCAATGCGCTTATCGAAGAGCAACAGCAGAAAATTGCTGAGCTGACGGAGCAGGTCAATGGAGCCAAAAAATAGCCTTCTTCCGACCGTTCAGCAGTTCCGCACCGACTTTCCGCAGTTTGCCAGTGAAACACTCTATCCCGAAGCGCAGGTCCAGTTCCGGCTAAATCTCGCTGATATCCAGCTGGATCAGAACCGGCTGGGTCGCCTGTTTCCGTATCTGGTGGAGCTGTTTGTCGCGCATTACCTCACGCTGCAGGCGGGTGATAACCGTGCCGGGGCGCTGGGGCGTGCGGGAGGCTCAAACAGCGGCGTGGTGTCCTCAAAGTCGGTGGATAAAGTCAGCGTCAGCTATGACAACTCAGCCACGCTGAACCCCGCAGCAGGATTCTGGAACAACACGCGCTACGGCGCAGAGTTTTACCAGACTCTCTGCATGTTCGGCGCAGGAGGGCGGCAACTGTGAAATCGGGTCTTATTCTCCGCGCGGATAACGCGCAGAACATCCTTGATGCGCTCAAGGACATCGGCAACAGGGAAGTGCTGGTTGGCATTCCGTCCGATCGCGCTGAGCGTTCAGATGGCATGGAAATCAATAACGCCGAGCTGGGCTATCTGCACAGTTTCGGCGGCACCATCCGCGTACCGGAGCATATGACCACGGTTTACCGCCAGATAGCGGACGATGGTAGTTTCAAACGCAACGGGCAGTTTGTGCAAAAGGCTAAGAGCAACTATGCCACCTCGCACAAGGTTGCGGCCTACAGCGTGCAACTGCCACCGCGCCCGTTTCTGCACATGGGCGTGGCGCAGTCGCGCGATAAAGTGGCGGCCCTCATGAAGCAGGCGGCCAGAGCAGTGCTGGACGGCAGCGCCGCATCAGCGGAGGCATTCCTCAATCGCGCTGGCACCGAAGCCATGAATTCCGCAAAGCAGGTGATCACTTCAGGTGACCAGCTTTCTCCGCTGGCAGAAGCCACTCTCCGCGCGCGGCGCTCCCGTGGTCGTTCCGGCACCAAACCGCTTTATGACACCGGGCAGTTGCTTCGCTCTATCACATACGTTGTGAGGGATAAAAATGCCTGACCTTGACGTGACAGACATCCTTTTTGACCCGGATTTCTGTGATACCACCCTGACGGTTACGCGCCGCCACATGTCGAAAGACGATGACGGTTTCGGAAAAAACACGCTCACCACCACACCATTTTCTGGCGTGGTGACGGTGGATAAATCTCTGGAAAACCGCCGCATGGAAGCGGGCTTCGTAGTCCACGGTGCGATCCTTATCGTCACCACTGAGCGCCTTACGCAGGGCCAGACCGGGCGGGATGCCGATATCGTGACCTATCAGGGGCGTGATTATCGCGTGTCTTTCGTGGATCCGTACACCGCATACGGCACTGGCTTCGTTCAGGCACACTGTGAACTGCTGCCGTTCGATGGAGGGACGCCCGTTGAGTGACAACACCACGGGCCAGCCTGGCTGGCTCACGCCGCAGCAGTCAGACACTGATTACGATGTGCAGCTGGATGTGCAACTCAGTCGCTGGATACGTGGTGTTACTGCGCTACCCCCAGGACAGGTTATCGCCCGCTGGCAACCAGACCAGCCCGCTATCCCACCGGCTGACACCAACTGGTGTGCTTTTGGTGTGACGGGCATTGGTGCTGACGATGGTCCGGCGTTCGTGAATCAGAGCGATTCGACCTCGGAACAGTGGCGCCATGAGCTGGTGGAGTGCCTCACCTCCTTTTATGGGCCAGCAGGGCAGCAGTACGCCGCCCGGTTTCGTGATGGTGTGGCCATAAACCAGAACAACGACACGCTGAATCAGTGGGGCTTATCGCTCGCGGACTGTGACAGCATCCGGCCCGCGCCGGAACTTCTCAATAATCAGTGGGTGCGCCGTTACGATGTGATGGTACGCCTGCGCCGCAAGGTCGTCAGCACCTG